ATTCCTTCTTGGCGCATCGGGATGGGTGGTCAGATCCTTCCCGGCTTACAGAAAAGACGTCAAACGGAATTGGAGTACTTTGTAAACGGGCAGGACTTCACTATAAATGATAGTATGAACGTTAGAACCGGACCAGGTACTAACTATCCGGTTAAAAAGGTTGCTCAGATAAGTGCCAATGGTCGTCAGTGTGTAGTAAACAGCACATCTACAGCAGATGCGGTTTTTAAAGCCGGAACAGAAATAACCTGTCTTGAGGTAAAAGCTGTTTCAGCTTCTCGAGTAGATGTTTGGATGCGTTGTCCTTCGGGCTGGATTTGTGCCAGACAAGGCGACGATGTATTTATTAATTAAATTACTTGTAACCGACATTGATGCCGGTAGCAAGCCCCTATTTGCCAAAGAGGTGAATAGGGGCTTTTTTTATTTTAAATTCACATAATTTGTAAAAAAGATATCTTGATATCATTTTGCTTAATCAACTTAAAATATCTCCTTTAAAATAACAGTATTCGATAAAACATAACGAAACTACGAAGAAAATAACAAAACCAAGTCTAATTTATCGAATAATGGTATTTTATAACTGAAGGAGCAAATGGAAATGGCTATTAGAATTTTACTGTCCCGCAAACTGGGCGAAGTTCGCTGGACACAAGCTGACCTTGCTCGGAGAACAGGAATTAGGCCGTCAACTATCAACGATATGTATCATGAAATGTGCGAACGTGTCAACGTTGAATACCTTGATCGGATATGTAACGTTTTAAAATGTGATTTGACGGAAATTCTTGTATATGAACCTCCCAAGGACAGAGAAGAAGTCATCAAGGCTTACAGGCTTCCTGACAAAACAACAAAGGGCTGAAGAACTTATCTTCAGTCCTTTGTTCGTTTCGCCCACGTTTGGGCTGTGTCGGGTTTTTGTTTATTATCCGATTAGTTTCCCCTTGCTTTTTTGTTTGCGGCTCTCAGGGCGTTATAAAGCCCTTTAGTGGAAATGCCGTGCTCTCTATAACCCGTATGGATGGTATGAAAGTATCCTTCGCTTGGGATACCGAACACTCTGCCCGGCGTCATCACATACGCCATTGCTGTAATCGCCTCTCCTTCGAATTCGACCTCGAAGTCTTGCTTTACATAAAGGCGTGGGAAACCTTCATAAATATCAAGATTACGTTCATCAGAAGGTTTGATGTCCCAAATTAATACCGGAACTTCAGAGCCTTCTTTTGGTTCAATGGTTGCCACCGCTCCTGTACGGTGTCCTTTGAAAAGTAATTCGTAATTCCTGATTACAGTTTTTCCGAGAAGTTTAGCTTTCGGGCAGCGGTAGGACATTTGTCCTTCGTGCATGTTGCTTCCGTAGGCAAGGTATAGTCTTTTTGTGTTTTTCATTTTTAAATCCTCCTAAAAAAATTTTTATTCTTGGGAGGCGGCTAAGCCGCCTCCTTTGTTTGATATTATTATGCTGCTCGGTATCTCCAAGCTGCTGAACCCGTTAGGTGCTTTGTGAGGTGTTCGCGACAGTTTTTAAATTCCTTTCCAATAAATCCGATTCTATTGAGGTAGGTTCTCATTGCGAATTTATCGTTTTCGCTTTGCACTTGCTTTGGGCTTGCGTTTCGCTGAGTGAGTGCCTGGTGGTTTAGTGCGAGCGCTAAGACAATGTAGCTTCTTAATTCTCCTGCGTGCATGGTGCTGTTGAAGCCTCTTAATTCAACCGTGTGGTGTCCGTGGAAAAAGCTGTGGAGGTTCAGGAAATGGTATCGGCTGTCGTTGTAGTGGGTTGTGCGGCTTCTCCAGCTTCCTTCATACCAAATATCCTCGAGCTGCGAAAGTGTGGTAGGCTTCCTTGTTTTGATTCTTTCAACAAGGCTTCTGTCGAGCTTTTTGCAAAACTGCTGTCTGGTTGGGTTGATGTTCAATGCTTTGTAAAAAAGGTCGTTTCGTGCGTAAATGATGTGAATGAAATTCTTTAATGTGGTGAGGTTGTGGCCTGTGCCGTCGAGGTGGATGTGGATCCCACAACTTCCGTTTACGAATGTTCCTTTGTGTCTCAACTGTCTGACGATTTCCTGCAGGGTTTTGATGTCCTCTTGGTACTTAAGGATAGGGGTCACCAATTCGCATTTATAAATATTTTTTTCTCCGCTTCGATTTGGAAGTATTGGACCGTTCATTGTTTTTTGAGCGGCTATACTTGAGTCAAACATTACTTTCCATTCTCTTCCGTCGGGTGCGGTGATTTTGTATGTGTCGTAACATCCGCCGGCGTGGTATACCGATCCGTTGAGTTGCTGTGCAACAATCTTTGCTGCCTTGCTTCTGGTGATTCCTGTGAACTCGATTTCTGTTCCGAAGTTTGTTTTTAACATAGTAAAAAGCTCCTTTTTTTCTTTGTTTTTGTTTGTTTATTTCCCTTTTGGTGTGTGTATATTAGCGTACTATTTCACTAATAACAAGCTAATTCGGGGAAATAAACTACACAAAGATAAAGGAGCTTTATTGTGTAGATTATGATTGAATTTTAGTGTTTTTGTCCTTGAATTTGCCCGTGAAAATGAATTGCACATATTCTCCTGGGCTTTCTTCAATGAAAGTTACCAACTCATAGAATTCACGTTCGTAAGCAAGACGTTGAACCATATTCGTGTCGAACATATTTGTTAGCCCGGTATCGCGTATGGCTATGATTTGCGATTTGATTTTTTCTTTATTCATTCTCGTCACCCACTTTCCGAACAACATCTTCTCCGTAGATGACGTTTAATCCGCTGCCATTATCCCAGCTCATTATCAGGGATCCGGTATCGTCAACCCCCAGAACCGTTCCTTTTGTTCCAACGGGAGGTGCCTGGCAATCATCCATATGTACAAGTTCAACTCTACAGCCGGGAGGATATTGATTGCGTAGTCTATTTATAGTATTGCGATTAATCGTTTTCATCATTTTCCCCTCCGTATACAGCAAATTCTTCAACTGTCATTTCTTCTCCGAGAAAGTTCGGCTCGGTATCGTATTCAATCTCAATGTATCCGTCAGTACCAAAATCAATAGGTTCTTTTGTGATTATGGTGCCAGCATGGTTAAAAATTACGCGCGGTTCAATCGAAGCAAAGAATGTATTTATACAATCGCCTTCTCTGAGGTCGTAATGAAACATCCCTTCGGGAATATCGTTATCGCTGATGTGTCCGTTACTAAATAACGCCGTTTGGTTGCACACCTCAATAAGTTCATATTTTTCTGTTTCAAGCATTATTTGTACCTCTATTCTTGAAAGCTGGTGAACCGGAAAGGTTCTTAAGTAGTATTTTACGTTCTTCTTTATACTCGCTGCCGATAAAACCAAGCCGGAGCAAGAAACAGCGGAAAGCGTATTTTTCATTATCTACTTCTTTTTTCTTCATTGTAATGCGTTTTGAGTTCATACTCAATTCGCATATAGCAGAAATGAAATGTGTGTATGCTTTTACATCGTCGGGGTTTACATCATTGAACCAGGGAAATTTTACTGTTTCAGGTTCGATACTCACAGGGATAAGTTTAATACCAAACGCCTTCTTGATAAGAGGTTCTTTGCCTTCGAGAATTCTCATAAGGTTTTCGGTATTCACCTTGTTTCGCGGAATTTCAACCACCAGTCCCGCTGTTTCGGCCTGTGTCGCGTTTTCTTCTGATATGGGAGTAACTTGTTGCTCGTGGTTTTCGGGCGTTTCTGCGCCAAATCCGTGGGCGTCAAGATAATCAAAAAGATGCTCAATCTCCTCGGTGTTGGCTCTGTCGTCAAAGCTGATAGTTCCGCATCGGTCAATCGTAATATAGTCAACCTTATAAGCGAAACTTGGTGCACCCTGGTATTCGGAAGGACACCCCATCGCTTCTGAAATGCATTTGACCAGTTCCTTGCGGCGTGGTCCGGATACGTTGAAATTTGTTGTGAATATTGCCATTGTAAAGGCTCCTTTCTGTTTTTGTTGCCTGTATATTAGCGTAAATGTTGTATTTAATCAACGCATAAATTACACAAATATAAAGATTATCATTGTGTAGTTTATCCGTTGATAATAGTGTGAAAGTACGGTAATATACACACAACAAATCAAGGAGGTAACAACCATGAAAAACTACACAACTTACATTTCACCGAGACATCCGCAGGCACCTACACCGAGAGTTATGGGAAGATGCAAAACTTGCAACGAGGAATTAAGAGAGGATTATACCTACTTCACAGACGAATACGACCAAACGTTCTGCTGCCTCGAATGTGCTTTGGAGCATTACCAAATCAAAGAAGTTGAATGGGAATACGATTAAGGGGCGAGAGCCCTCGGCGGAAACGCCGGGGGCTGGCAACCCAAATTAATAAGTGTACTTATAAATAAGGGCATCAATAATTATAATTGTGTTTTTTCATTTTTTTGATATTGGCATCTTCCATCATGCCAGGCACCACATTCTTCTTGTGGGCATTCAGCTTGCTCGAAATCCCAATAATCGGTAGTAACACCATTTACTATTACACCGGATTCATCAGGTCTTTGAGTCCAGCATTGAACGTGTTTTTCTTTTTTACGAATATATGGACAAATCATATTTAAACCTTTTACACAAGAATTTTTAATGTGCCGTTGTATCTCATAGCCCCGATTTTTCTTGCAAACTCATCATCAACTGGTTGTATTTTGATATATGGTGCAACTTCGTCTACTAATCTGTAAGCAAGGAGTTTGCTGATTTCTGAGTAATCATTTTCAGAAAACGTAATCGAAGCACTGAGTGTTTTGATATTATACTCTTTTTGGGCTGCTATTCTGTTTTTTCGCTCATAATACTCGACAATGGCTTTTTTGACTTCATCTCTATCAATGAGGTATATCTCGTTGACACCGGCTTCTATTGCTGCTTGAATAACACCATCTGTTAATTTTTCCTCTATGTAGTTAGAGTGCTCCATAATTATACTTCGTATTTTGTTGTCGAAAGATAATACAGGATCCTTTGCTTCGTATTTTATTTTGGGCAGCTCAATATCATAATGTTTAATCACAATTTAACACCTCTGCAGCTTCTTTGATCACTTCGCTTGCAGTTTGACTTTTGCGAATACCTACCATAATAGATGGTGGGGTAGGGAAGTCCTCGCTCTGACATCTCCACAAGTGCAGACAATTCGGAAGGTTGTTGACGTACTCGCTTTTTGCCGGGTGGAATTGTACGACAACTTCATCATTGCGGAAGAAGTCGTCTTTCAGTTTGCACATTTCGTCCCACGTCGGCGCGTGTGTGTGCTTAAACGGGCAAATGGAAACATGATCCCAACCACCGCCGTTCGACCATATAACGGAGGCGTAGGGCTTTCTCTGCTTGTAATAAACGCCGTAGCCGCCGTAAGGTGTGTTTTCCTGTATCATAAGATTGGTTATTAACTGTATTTCTTCTTGACTTTTCATGGTTGTTACTCCTTTTCGCGGCTAATGCCTTTGATAGCCCAAAATTGTGCTTCTTCGAGTTTGGTTAAGGCGAGCGAAGTCTCACGGGATGGCTTGCAGTTGTTCTCAATGGTATCGTACATTTCTGAAAATGCTTCTCGGATAATTCCGATAGCGGTATTCTGTTTCTCGCTTGTTTTGATAAATTCAGCTTTTTTGTTCATGGTTGTATCTTCCTTTCTTATTCAATCCATATTTTGTCCGGCAGGAGTCTTAGTGTATTATCTAAGGCTTCTGTTGCTTTTGCATAAGGTTTATTCAATTTTTATCTTCCCCGAATGATTCCAATTTAACCTCTGCCCGCAATTAGAGCAATAATTATCAAATAATGCTGATACTTCGCTTTTGCACTTGGGGCATTCATAACCTGTTGTAATTGCTCCTGAGTCATCAAAAGCATTTGTTTTAGAAGCATTTTGAGGGATTTGCTTTTCCATGGCTTTTACTGCTATGTCAATAGCTGCTGAATCCTCGCTAAATATTTCTGCCTGCGATATACATTCTATTGCAGTTTCAATATCCATCATAATTTTCGCACTCCTTTCTTCATCTTTATAACGTTCGAAAACCAAAACAAATCTTCCGGATTACCAAAAAACTCGTTACGCATAAAAACCACTTTATTGATTTTGTGAAAAGCTATCTTTCTTTTTGTAATATCTTCGTTTCTTTGATTACACTGAAATTGACGGCATATCTGTGGCCTTACGTTGTATATAAGACACTTTTTGTTAAGCTCATCGCGGAAGGGGCATGTCATATCTACACCAACCATATAGTTATGGCGTTGTTCTTTGATGTTGTGCTTTTTTATGTAATTTTTTATGGCTTTAACTTCTCCGTCGGAGAGCGGCAGCATGTTGCTACAGCATTCTCCGCAATTAGAGCATTTGCCATGGACAGTAAAGTTTTTTACATCAATTTCTACCATAACTACCTCTGTTGCCTTAAATGTCTGTTCTCTTCTTTTAGGGAAGCTATTTCAGCGTTTTTGCATTCTAATAGTTTATCCATAAGATTAACTGCGCGAGAGGCTCCGTCAAAGCAGAATTGAGCTTTTTCTGTCTCAAACTCAATACGTTGGTTAAGATCAGCAATGGCTTTGTCTTTTTGCGCATCTATTTCTTTTTCAATTTTAATTAATATTTCGTTTAATTGATCGTCCATTATTGTTCTCCTTTATATTGTTCTTAACTCTTAACCTCAGGTATCCTTTTTATATTTCGTTTAAGGCAAGTTTCACATCTTAAGCCGAATTCGGTTGTTAACGCTGGACAGTTTGATTGATTTTTCCCGAGAAAACACCGGTATTCTGAGTCGAGCGGCGACGAGACTAAGGCTTTAATAATTTTGTTGTACTGCTTTTGAGTACACTTTATTAAAATATTAACCATTGTTTTCACGCTCCTTTAATGCTTGTTCTTCACTCTCACAGTTAGCCAAACTCTTCTCGAGTTCAGATTTGTATTCTACGAGTAGATTTAACGCATTAGCTTCAGGACAGATTTTTGTAACAACTTCTTTGGTTTTATTATCGACTTCTATTCGTTCAAGCCTTTCAGCTAAATAGTCGAAGTCGTCTACGCTGATGATGTCATACCCATAAGCCTCCTGCAGTTCGTTGTAGGATGCGTCTCCAAAATCATTAATAAGTGCCGTTTCTTCTTCGCTTGGTGTCTTTTGGCGCGAATTGACATAACGCTCACCTGATTTTATAGCCGCTCTTTTCAATCCTCTAATTGCGACGTCTATTTTTGAAATGGCAATCTTGAGGGAACGCTTGCGCTGCTGTATGCGGAATTTCTCTAAAACAGGTTCGATAGCAGATTGGCGTTCGATTATTCTATCTACTTTAAACCAGTCTGTATATTGTTCTTCCTTGAGTTTCTTCTTCTTAGATTCTAATTCTTCGTATTCTTCCAACAATTCTTGGTATTTGAAAATTGAAATATACTTCATATAATCACCTCGTTTTTGACCTCGCCGCTCCGAGGTTATTGCACGGAAATGAACGGAATTATTTGAACAGCCGAGCGGTGCTGTTACTGATTGTTTTTTATCATTTTTATGCTCTCCTCATTAACAGTTTTGATGAATGAATCTTATGTCAAAAAGTTTTTCGATATGTGGAGAATGTGGGCATATATACATGTCGGAAAATCCCATAGCGTTATTTGATTGATTGTAAATCCAATAAACGTCTTTTGTTTCTTTGGTTAAGGAATTTCCATGAATAACGACTGCATTCATCCCTCTAATCATTGTATTAAACAGCAAAAAGGGAATTGTTTTATCGCTTAGTTCAGTCAGTAAATATAAATAATCGTCTGGTGAATAGTTCCATATAAACCGACAATTACGCATGGTTTTATACCAATGAGAAATGATTGTACTACCTGTGCCTGCGGCTGGCTCTGATATTATGCTGTAACTCTCTTTTGGGGACTTATCGTTTAACAATTCAGTCAATAAAAGAGATACTGTTTTTGGTGTGAAATCCTGCTTTTTGTTTTTTCTATCAGCGTGTTCGTCTTGAAAATACTCAAAAAACCATTCATAACTTAAATCATAATCAAACAGCTCCAAAAACTTAAAAAACATTTCCCGCCGCTTTTTTTCATCTTTCAGTGTATTTATTATTTTTTCCGGAGCTTGATAGCTATCAGAAATCTGTAAGATTTTATTAATTTTAGACAACATACTTTCTGTGACTCGTTTTGACATTTTGTTCATTACTCCTCGCATAAAGTGTTGTTGTTCCTATACTTTCATGGCCTAACATCTGTTGCACTTGTTCAATGGGCATTCCACGATTCAAGGCTAATGTGGCCGCTGTCCTCCTAAAACGGTGCGGATGAGCTTTTTCTACGCCTGCATTATGCCCCAATTCCCTAATAAATGTTTCAATCCTACTCTTTGATAAAGGTGAAAATGGTTTTTTGTAACCTACAAACAAATAACAACTATCATCATTTCGTATTTCAAGGTATCGTTTTAGGGCTACTTGAGCTCTTGCATTTAGAAACACTACTCGCTCTTTATCACCTTTACCAATAACAGAAATCTGGTCACCATCGATATCAGTTATTTTCATATTTATAAGTTCCTGACATCTAACGCCTGTAGAGTATAAGACCTCAACAATAGCCCTATCCCTAAGTGTTTTGCATGCATCTCTCATTCTCTCCATTTCAACTTCAGAAAAAGATTTTTTTATTCGTTTTGGTTGTTTAATCACATTTATAGGCAACATAGGATTTTTTAAAATATATTCTTCAGCCTGACACCATGAGAAGAAGCTGTTTAGCACATGCCGCTCATTATTCAGTGTAACTTTTGATAAATTTTTGTGCTCGATTTGTCTTTTTGCTAAATAGTATCTAATATCGTTTGTTGAAACTTTATCTAAGTCTTTACATATAATTGAAAAAAAGCGTTTGAGTTGTAGAGAATAATAGTTTAGTGATGAATCAGCAAGTCCTTCAACTTTTTTTGCTATAAAGAAATTCTTTATAGCAGTTATCTTAAGGTCATTGTCAGCTACGGCCAACATTTTTTCTTTTTTCTTTATTTCATAATCATTAAGAACATAGTCCAATGCACTTTTTACATCATCACAACTTATTGTCTTGAGATTGCTTAATAGCAAAAGGACCTCATCTGTTATCTTGCTATGTTTCATTTTCTTTCACGCTCCTTTAGCGCCTGTTCGGCTTGTTCTTTGGTTAGAAATATTCGTTTACCTATATCCTCAAACGAATAGTCTTTATTTATAAAATGCTCATATCCCGCTACCGTTTCTGTTTTTGTGGTAATGTCAAGGTCGAACATTCCACCAGATGCATCAATATATATCGCTAAAACTTTAGCATATTGAAGATGAACATTATTAAAATACAATTTATCACCCACCTTACACGGCGGCTCCACAAATCGGGAGCGGTCTTTGAAATGCGGGCACTTCTCAGCGTCGGGCAATCTAAATTTTACAGATGTTTCTCTGCCTTGTTCGTTAAAAAAATCATTTATAAGTTTTTCGTACCTTTGTGATATGAACTCGCACGCTTCACCGTGTAAGCAATTATTACAACTTGTCATCACTCGCTCACCTCCGCTTCGATTACTGTTCGGGCGTTTTTTACTCCGCTCATAATTGCTACAGCGTTGGGATAAAATTCTTTCAGCCAATCCAAAAATCTGTCCGCGTCAATCAGCCTGCCGTGCGGGGTGGGGACGGCGACTAAAGGACAATTAGATAAACGTCCTTTAATTTTACACGCTTCACTGATAAACAAACATTTCATTGAAATGCCATGCGTGAAATACGAAAATTTACAGTTTCTGCAATGTTTCGGCATCTCCATGCCCTTAATCAAAACACTCATCTCGTCACTTCCTCCATATCATTGAACCATGTGAGAGTGGTATCATCCGGGACGTAGACTTCGAGGACAGTGTTGTAACCTTCTGCAGTAAACTGCATATGCCAATTCGGGATAGGGGTATCTTCGTCAATTTGTCCGATTGCTATATCCCAGCAACCGTTCTTATTACGATTATATTGCCCGGTAATAATCATCGAGCCATCTGATGAATCAAGCCGGCACTGGATCGGAGTGCCGCTACCGCAGTTGTCAATATCATAGTTTGTTGCAGCATACTCTCCGAATGTGTCATCAGAGCAGCCGTAGAATCTTAATGTTTTCATTTTCAAGCTCCTTGAATAAAAATTTGATTTTTCCATATTTTAACTTCTTTTGAGTTTACTTTTTCTCGATATGAACCGCGCTTAATTGAAAGGATGATGTTGCCATCTGGCTTCGTATCAACCTCTTCAATTCGCCATAATAGGCTCTTATATTCAACAATCTGATTTATGGTATAAATGTTCATTTGTTTCCCTTTTATCCTTCTATCTCTGTAAAATAATTGATAGAAATATCATCTATTCCTGAATCGGTAATGATGTTGATATTACAGCATCTTTTAAGAATAGATTTGTTAAAAGCATTAAAGAATAGCGTAAAATTGTTTGTACGCCTACGATGAGATCTTTTTGATTTTGCGTTTGAAGTCGAAAGTCTCTTGAAATCAAATAAGCATAAACCTTGCTCAACATGTATATCATCAACTATTTCAGCTTTGAATTTCTTTCTTCTGTAAAAGCGTTTAAGAGAACGCAAATCTGTTTTATTGCAGTGAATAATCAACACTTTATTCTGTTCCATTGCTTACGTCTCCTGCTTTTAACGTGGTTTTAAAGGTGTTTTCACAGAAAACTTCGTAGCCGTTTTCAAGAGCGTATAGTAATTCACGCTGTGCGCCCTTACTGCTTTCCCAATCGTCCAACATCAGGATAGCTCCACAAACTTTCAAGAGTTCGCTGGTTACGCTCATGAATTCTTCGTACTCGCAACCTGCGTCGACCATCGGCTCGGAAACAATGGTCGGATTAACAGGTATAAAGTTCGCTTCCTTCAGGAAATTCTCAGCATTTTTAAAACGCTCCATATAATCTTTTGTGCCGGTAATCGGACCGGCGATATAAATTACTTTGCTTCTATCTGTTCTACTCATTGTTTTTGCTCCTTATAGTGATTGTAAATTCTCTTAAAAACCTCTTTAGCGGTCATCCAGCCTTTAACGGAATCATGTTTGCGTTCTTCTTCTGTTAATAATCCCATTATTTCAAGGAGATCTAACTGCCCGCCATAAGAGAAAGCGTGTTTTATTACTGAACAAACAAAAGTATTGTCTCCGGGGTATTGTATATTGATACCGTCGTTCATATCGTAGACGGAATACGGGATACCGTAATCCGAAAGCATACGCATTAGTTTGCGTATCTCTTGATAAGGGCTTTGCCGATTAATCTGCGTTTGATGTTTCAAAGCATCAACGAAAGCATTAACTTCATTTCTACTGGCACCAGCTGCCATCATCAGTTTTTTGAATCGCTTTCGTTTCAAGAAATGTCACTTCCTATCTATAAAATACTCTTAGGCGGATTTACATCCGCCTATATATCTTTTATTTCTGTTATAACAGGTGTGAGGTATGATTTCATATTCGGATACCTCTTTTTGAATTCGCTCTCGAAAATAGCCTGGTTTTCTTCGCTCAGAAACTCGCAAACAAGACGAATTTCATCTGAGCTTAGACTACCTACCTGGTAATCGTAGTTCTCAACGTATGAATCCAGTGAAAGTTTGCAGAAAATTGCTACACCTACTATTTTCTGCAGAGGGAAGGATGTGCTGTTGATTGGAATATAAAAATTAAACGGCAGTTTCTTAGGATAGCCGTCTTCATCCACGCAGACAGAGATAGGGGAGCCTTCGATGATAGCCGGTATCATCGGGACGTGCTCGATAATATCTGCGTTGGCGACCAAGTGTTTTAGATTGCAAAGATACTTAGCGTCAACGTGCATTACCTTCGGTGCGTGTCCCGGAGCCTTATAAACGATTCTTTTTAATTCTGTAGGTTTCTGTTCCATTATTTATTCTCCTTGTATTTTGTAAAAATTGGATGTGTTCCGTCACGGAGCTGCTTTTCTTCGTCCGACATTTCATAGCCGAGGCGGGTGAGAAGGAAGTAAAGCGTGTTTAGATTTTCGTTGACGTTCCGAGGGTTATTGAGGTCGTTAGAAACATATTGATAGCATCTGTTTTGATTATCCAGTGCCTTACCAATAAGTTCTAACATGATTTTTACGCCGTTATCGGTTTCAAAAACGTTGTCAAAATTCGATTTGCTGCCGTATAAGCAATCCAGTATTCCATAACAATAGGCTCCTTCTATACGGGTACGAAGAAACTCTTTGACAAGAATAAGATACTGTTCCTTGTCTAATTTTGGAGGATCCTTGATGAATGCTTGGCGCAAGTTGCGTGTCGTTTCGTTGAGAATTTTCCCTTCCTGGCTGAAGCGCTCTCGAGCTTCACGGCGCTCTTCTTCATGTTGATCGTGCTCTATTTCAGCTTCTGTTCTTTTTCGGTAAAGCATAACACCGCCGTAGTTGCTCACTTCATAACAGTACTCTCTATTTAAGTCAATGCGAGTTTTAGCTTCTCTTTCGTTAAATACTGTTGCTACATAAGCCCAGATGGATGCCCTTTTCTTATTTGTTGGTCTGGCATTGGGGAGTGATTTAAGGTAATCAAGTAGTGCTTGGCGTTTTTCTTTATCCTTTTGATTACGCTTTGCTTTTTCAAACTCATTATTGAAGTTGTTTGTGCCAAGTACGTCAAGTAGTTTGTTCCTGGCGTCGATGTCCTCGATTTCGTTTAATTTTTCGTAATCGCTCAATGAAACCTGCCGCTGTTGACTTCGAGCGAACGAATCCTTGTCCAGCTCAAGGAGCTTTGTTCTCCGTCTTATCGTGGATTGTGACAATCCGGTCTTTTCCGAAATATCAGCCACCGAAAAGCTATGGTCAAGAAGAAGCTGTATACCTTCGGCCTGTTCATAAACCGTCAGATCTGAACGCTGCATATTCTCGGCAAGCATAGTGGCAAGCTGTTCCTCGGCCGTCATTTCAGTAACAACACATGGAACAGTGGTTAAGCCGGCAAGTTTAGCAGCGGCAAGTCTTCTGTGTCCGATGATAACCGTATAGGTGTAATCTTCGTTCTGAACTACCGTCAGGTTCTGAAGGATGCCTGTTGTCCGAATACTATCGGCAAGTTCCGTAAGGTCACCGAGGTCCTTTCGGGGGTTGTCCGGGTGAGGGGAGATGCTTGTTAATGGTATCTCCACAATGTTTGTGTTTTTCATGGTGTTTAAATTCCTTTCTATTTAAATGTATAAGAAACGCCCCTCCGCGTAGCACGGTTGACTTCGGGGCGTTTTTATCAGGGGATGCAAGCAAAAATTGTAAATCAAAAATAAGAAGACACAAGCAAATACAATATGGCTTTTTGAAATTGTGTGTTGATATTTAGTTTTTAATGATGTATAATCATTTATATATAAATCCGTGCATTTATAACTTTTTCAATCTCCTTTATGACTTAGTAATATTATAATCCTAAAAAAATAGGATTTCAAGTACAAAATCATATATTTTTAGGATTTCTAAGTATTGCACAAATTCAAATCCTATTTTTTAGTGATTTTTAACAGGTGATACTGAAAATAAAAAAATGCGCTTTCCTATGCGGAAAACGCTATTACTGAGTTTGGTATTTTAAATTAAACTCACGAGGAGAATATCACGAGTTGAGTTGCTTGTGAGTTTACGCGAGAAAAAGAAGAATAATCTATTCGTGAAAAAACGGAAAATAATAAGGTGCATAAAATCTAATTAAAGTTAGATAACCTATTAATTATTGATGTTTTTATAGAATGGGAATAGGTAACAAAATACCCCGAAAGCCAGTAATTATGCGGCTTTCGGGGGTTTGCTTTTTTGCTTGTGAGTTTAAGTTGAGTGTATAAGTGCTTTATAAAGGCTTTTTCCCTATTGCAAGCTGGTTGAGTTCATTAGCAAGAGTTGCTTGCTTGTTTGGATATAAATGTGAATATGTATTTAGCGTAGTTTCAATGTTTTCGTGTCCAAGGCGTTCTGATAGAAGTAGAACGCTTATGCCGGCTTCGATACATAGCGAGGCATGTGAATGTCGTAAATCGTGTACTCTAATTCTTTTTACGCCTGCTTTCGCGGCACTACGATCCAGTACACCATTTAGTGTATGGTTACTATTGAATTCAAAAAGCAAATCATCGTGTTCGAGACCATACAGCATTTTCATCCATTCTTGAATCTCATCATACAAGAAGTGGGGAATAGCAACTTTTCTAATGCTCTTTTCGGTTTTTGGAGTTGTAATTTCAAGTCCCATTTGATTATCTATTTTTTTCCAAGTAGTTGAATTTAGTTCTTCCTGAGACAGATTTTTGATTGAACGCCACGCAGCTGTTTTCTTTATATTTATTTCTTCACTATCGAGTATATCATCAGGTGTAAGAGCGTATAACTCTCCTTTTCTTATACCGCACCAATATAAAATTTTGAAAGCTATTTGATGAGTAATGCTGTTTACACACTTGATAAACCTGTTAAATTCATCCAGAGTCCAGAATTGCATTTCTTCTTTGGGCTTTTTCTTTCCCATTGAGCCGGCAATTACAACGGGGTTTACAATTAGACCATAGTGCTTTCGGGCAAAATTAAACAAAGAGGATATTTGTATATTAATTGACTTTAAATATGTGTCAGAGTATTTATTGCCTTTTTTTACTTCCTGCTGCCATTCAGCTATATCCTTGGAAGTTATTTCGCTAACTATCCTTTTCTCGAAATAAGGAAGAATAAAATTTTCTATAAGTTGTCGTTTGTTATCTTGTGTAGATAATTTCAACGATGGCATATAGATTCGTTTATAACTTTCGTAAAGACCTCCAATCGTAATATTGGAGGTCTCGTTGTTTGCATTTTTGTATTTTTCTTCGTATTCTTTAGCTTCGCGGCGAGTTTTGAAACCACGTCTTACAATATGTTTCCTTTTACCGGTAAAATCGTTTATATAGAATTGACAGTACCAAGTGTTTCTTTTTTCATCTTTGTATGCGGGCATTGTATCACCTATTTTTTGAAATTAAAAAACAACATATTAAATTTCTCGCTTTTGGTTTCTTTGATAGTGAAGGGTTGGATACCGTTACTTTCGTATTTCACTTCATCAACCTTGTAGTGAGCAATTATATCTATCTGGTCATCAAAACTAATTCCGAATAAATCAGATTTAAGACCATTAGTTAATATTTCTATACATTCATTGGTATCTCCATTAGTTGGTAGAGTTAAACAAATTTCATAACCAAAATCAAAGAATCCAATATCAGCGCTGATTAATTGGGTTGTTCCTTTTGGTTTTAAGAAATAAGTTAAATCAGAATAAGCGTCAACTTCAAATGTGACTTTTGAAGTACTAAAGTCTTTTGCGACTTTATCAGCAAATTCTTTTTTAGATAAAGTATGGTAATCAATTTGAGAGGTTTCTAATTTATATGAATTGCTGCTCTTATTATCACTTGAGGTTTGCGGCTCTGTGATTTGTGCGAGATCAGAAAGTTGATTGTATAATTTTGTGTTTCCATCACATTGTACTCTTTCAAGCATGATACTTGGAGATTTGAGAACATTGCTATATCCTGTATACAATCCAAAAGCATAAATGTTTTTATTTAAATATAATTGTTTTAATTCCTCTGAAGAGGTTAATCCAAATATAATATTCCACTCACCATCATTGGTTTTTACAATACCATATGAAGCTCCTTCATGATTGTCTATCTTTGTAACCTCGCCAATTATATATACTTTGGTGTTACCTAATCCGTTATCAGAAGCGTAGGAATTGTATTTTTCAAAAGGAGCGTACTCAAAGCCATCAATATTATCACGCTTTTCCTCCGCAGATGATGGTAAGATGTTCTTAGGTAATAGATTGCAGGAGCACATTGTTAGCACTCCGATAACAACAAGTATCATAGTTAATAATCTCTTGAACATTTTTATCCTCCTAAACATATCGATTTTAGTTATATAATAACACTTGTCGTATAATCGACAATTAATTACAAAATTGTCATAATTAAGAGTATACTCTATATTTGTGCGCTTGCACAAGTACATAGATAAGGAGTATACAAAAATGAATGAAAAAGAAAAATTAATCAAAAGCTATAAGGAATTAACCCCGGAAGAAGTTAAGAAGACTCTTGATTTCGTTTTAGCTTTAAAAGCTCAACGTACTCACGAACCTTCCGAGCCTCGTCATCAGACAGAGTAGAAGTTTCTTTTAATAATCGTTGCATTTCTTCTGAAGCAGGCAGATTATCAGAATCTGTCTGCTCTTTTTTTGTATCTATACCTGTCATCAAAAATTCAACACTCACATTAAAGTGTTTAGCAAGAATATCAAGAATTCGTTTGTTAGGAACATTTCCGTGATTTTCCCAATATTTAAACGAATTCTTATTAATACCTAATTCAGCAAGCTGTTTCTTCGAAGTTCCTGTTTGCTCCATTAAAGCGTTAAGTCGTTCATAGAATGTCATAATATCACCTGTTAAAAATCACTAAAAAATAGGATTTGAATTTGTGCAATACTTAGAAATCCTAAAATTATATGATTTTGTACTTGAAATCCTATTTTTTTAGGATTATAATATTACTAAGTCATAATTCTGAGAAATAAAAAAGGCATAATCTGAATTATGACCGATAGTCATATTTATAATATCACACAAATTCGAAAAAGACAAGGAGGTGTGCGAATGATTTTGGGAGAAAATGAGCTTAAGATTTTCGGTGCAAGGATTGAGGCGGCCAGAAAGAAGAAAGGCCTGACCCAGGAGGAACTTGCAGACAGAGCAGGCGTCTCCCAATCTATGATTAATCATATTGAGAAAGGCAGAAAAAAGCCGTCGCTTGACATTGCTATTGCTATAGCAAGGGAATTTAACACAACGGTTGATGCTTTAATCTCAAGAGTTTAATCTCTACTATCATTATATCATAGAAACAGGAGATAGGCATGGAAGAAATTTACACGAACATCTATAAAGAAAGTAGAAAAAAGGCAGGTTTGGAACAAAGCGAGGCTGCCGACCTAATCGGCGTTTCATATCACTCGCTCGCGAAGTACGAAAAGAAAATCAATTCGATTATTCCGCCGGATGATGTTGTCCGCAACATGGTGATTGCCTACAACGACCGTAGCCTCGCTTACAAACATATTAAATCGTCACCACTCGGAGAGTTCCTTCCTGATTTTTCAAACTGTTCGAGTCTTTCTGTAGCTACATTGTCTTTTTTAAGCGACTTCAAGGGAGTTGAGGCAATGCTTACAAAGATTATAGATGTAACGAAAGACGGCAGAATTGACCAATCTGAATTAAAAGATTGGGAACAGTTCAGAGGAAAAGCACTTGAACTTGTTAATAGCCTGAGCAGCTTAATTAATCAAGGGATAGGAGGTGGAACGAATGTGGGTTGATTACAAAGGAGTAATGGCCTTACTTAGTATCGGGCGCAATCTTGCGTATGACATTATCCGGCAAATTAATGGTGAGTTAGCAGAAAAAGGATATCTTGTTAATCCGAAACATAAAGTTCCTATTAAGTACATTTGCGAACGCTACGATATTGACATCAACGACGCAAAGAAAATTCTCGCCAATAAAAGAATTTCAGCATAAAAAGGAGAAATCAATATGTTCAGAAAAAAGAAACCCGTTATAACAATAACATTCGATCCTTATCACAACCTTCCGATGATGAAAGCTAAGAATTGCTCAAGACAGCAGATTCTCGATGCGGCTCTTTTTATGGAAGGTCACGCGAGGTTCGATACAAAGAAAAACGCGACGGCACACGGCAAAAAGAAGATTGGCCGCATTCGTAAGTTTTTCCGCATTATCGGCGCTATTATTTTCGGAGACGAACCCCCCACGGTAGAAGAGCGTATCAAGAGACCGCCCGCGAATTACCGTCATGCAAATTGCCGGCATCAGTTTTATCCTTATTATCCTGAAAAGCAGACAAATGCGCCGATTGCTTTGCCGGCGAAGGTGTGATTATGGGAACTATCCACATTAAGAACCTTTCTTCTATTTCCGATAAAACGGCTCTTGCGCTGGCAGCGGATTATTATAACCGGCTCGATGAGGCAGAAATCGCAATGCGGGAGCTCAAGGTAGGAATAAAAAAGAAAGGACATACTTTCACAATCTTTGATAAGGAGGTGACGGAGTGATAACATATGAAGAATTCGTTGAGAAGGTCGGCCAATGTGACGAATCAACATTTGAGATTGTCAGAGCCCAGGCAAAAAGAAAACTCTCCGTAATCATCAAGCGGTTCGGTGATGAAAATGGCGCAAGGCTGACAGATGATTATCTTCTGCAGCTGATGATTGAGGAGCTTCGGTCACAGAGAGTGTCCGATGCATTGTTTTCTGTCTTCACTCATTCGTCGGTAAACAGAGAACGCCCCGCGACAGCCTAAGCCATCACGGGGCAAAAACATAAAAGAAATTTAAACAATTATATTTTATCAGATTTTTTTGAAAAAATCAAGAGGTGCATATGGATAAAAACGAAACATTAATAAATCTCGAGAATTTTGCGTCAAGCAAAAAGCTCGATGCGGTTAAACCAATTTTTGAAAGCATAGAAAAAACTATTTTGTCAAGCGACGAAAATGATAGATTTGCTATAGTTGTTGCTCACGTTGATAAAAAACAAAGTAATTATTCCAAAACGTTTTTGGCTGGCAACGGAAACGATACTGTGAATTTATTAAATAATCTGCTCGTTACCACTATCAAACAAACAATTTCCTCAAAAAGCAAAATTGATAATGCTTTATTAGAACACGCAGTAAAAATTTTATGTGAAATCAAAGCAGATAATTTAAATGTTAATCAGAATACAAAGATTGAGTTTATAAACATGGTTATAAAACTTAGTGTGATAGCCTTAGGAGGCAATATAAAATGACAGAAAAAAGCATTGTTGAAACAACAGCTGTTGAAATAGCAGCTGAAGAAAAAAATACAAACGAGCCTTTGGCTCTGGCGGTTAGCCCCGTAGATCCAATTCAACCTGATGAGGTACAGCCTAATCAGACCGGACTGATGAGACTCGCACAGGTTCCGGTTATCATCGAGAACTTGCAATCTGTAAAAGCGGGAATCGAGCAACGCGCAAAAGCGGCCACAGCAATGGTATGTACCGAGTCTAACTATAAGGAGATAAAAGCTGTACGAACCGCAATGAATAAAGAGTTTACTGAGTTCGAAAAGAAGCGGAAGGAAATAAAAAAGGCTGTTTTATCGCCCTATGAGAACCTTGAGGCGGTGTATAAGGAATGCATTACAGCTCCATATAAAACAGCTGACACCGAACTCAAAAAGAAGATTGCCGAGGTTGAAAACTCTCTCAAGGCCGAAAAAGAGAAGAAGGCAAGGGAGCATTTTGAAAAGCACAAGCAGGCTCTTGGCATTGATTTCGTGAATTTCGATGATGTAGGATGTCAGGTTACTATGACGATATCCTTAAAGAAGCTCAAGGAACAGTGTACAGCCTTTCTGGACAGGGTTATGGATGACCTGCAGCTTATCGCAACACAGGAGAACACGGCGGATATCCTCGTAGAGTACAAGAAGTCGCTCAACGTCAGCCAGGCAATCAGAATGGTTAAAGAACGCTATGAGGCGATTGCCGCTGAAAAGGCAAAACAGGAAGCAGAAAAAGCTGAACGCGAACGTGCCGCTCAGAATGAAAAATTTAACGCTACCGCGTTTGAGCAGTTTGAAGCCAATGTTCCGCAGGAAATTGATGTTCCTGAAGGCGAGATGCCGGAACCTGTCGAAACAGCGTCTGTGGATGCACCAAAGCTCTTTCCGCTGTCCTTTACGATTTACGGAACAAGAGAGCAGCTTAAAGCTGCGGCTCAGTACATAAAAGAATATTTAAACAGGGAGGGGTTACGTTATGAGTAACTATCAACAGAAGTACAATCAATCGCAAACACAGCAGAATGCTATGCAACCTCGTAAGCAGAAGCCGAAGTTCTCGGCAATGATTCAGACGCCGCAATATCAAAAAAGCTTGCAGAATTCATTGAGCAACCCGAAGGAAATTCAGAAGTTCACGGCGGCGATTACCTCGGTGGTTGCAACTAATCCTGACATTGAGGAATGCGATCCTACTACTATTCTTTCCGCTGCGCTTTGCGGTCACGCATTAGGGCTCGCGCCTTCACCTCAACTTGGACAGTACTATCTTGTGCCATTTAATGATACAACGAACGATCGAAAGGTCGCAACCTTTATACTTGGGTATCGCGGATACATCCAGCTTGCTATTCGCAGCGGACAGTATAAGAAGCTGATTGTTACAGAAATCAAAGAAGGTGAACTAATCAGGTGGGATCCTTTGACTGAGGACATCGAAATCAAACCTATTCTCGATGAGGAACGTCGTAAAGTCGCTGAAACCATTGGTTACTATGCTATGTTTCGCTATATGAATGGCTTTGAGAAAGTAATTTATTGGTCTAAAGAAAAAATGGAAGCTCACGCCTTAACGTATTCTCGCGGTTTTGCAAAAGATCTTCGAAAGGGAAGTAACAAAACTTTCTGGTCCAAAGATTTTGATGCTATGGCTAAAAAGACAATGCTCCGACAGCTTATCAGTAAGTGGGGTGTTATGTCTGTTGAAATGCAGAACGCTTATACCGCTGATAACCACGTAATCAACGATGACGGAACACCCGATTACAGCGGCGATTATATCGAGGCAGAGGCTAATGAAAGCAACTCTAATCAGATTTTCGTAGAAGCTGCACAGCCTCAAAAGCAGGATGAACCTATAGATTACGGCGAACCTCCGGCAGCGTTCTCGCTTGATGACCTTGCAGAGTAATGGATGTCAGAGTTATTTCAACCGGCTCTAAAGGCAACGCGGTCCTTCTTGATGGTCAGATCCTGATTGATTGCGGAGTGCCTTTTAGCAAACTTGCGGACGCGGGAGTGGTTGATAGCATAAGATATATTTTCTTAACGCATCAACATAAAGACCATTTGAATGTTGCCACTCTCAAAAGATTACTTTTTGAGAACCCATTAATCAGGATAATCTATAATGATTATCTTATAAAACCAATTGCTGACTGTTTTCACGGCAACCCTCCTGTTTTAGTCCATAAATGCTCCTTTATAACAAATTTAAATAAGTGGTACAAAATCGGCAACATTCAGTTTTCGGCTGTACCACTCCGCCACGATGTTCCTAATTGTGGTTGGAAAATACACTTTCTGCTTCCGCAAGGGATAAAATTTAAAGTTATATACGCTACTGACACAGCAAACATGAACGGTGTTAGGGCTAAGGGGTACGATTTATTCTTGGTCGAGGCAAACTATGACAAAGAAGAATTAATCGAAAGGATTAAAGATAAACGCCTTAACGGGCAGTTTGTCTACGAGGATAGGGTTTTTAAAACACATCTCTCAAGGAATCAGTGTGATGAATTTATAGCAGAAAACATGTCGGCAAACAGCCAATACATTTATCTACACCAACACGAAGAAAGCACAAAGGATATAACGAATGATTACTCCAGCGCAGATAGTAACATATGATGGATACAATCTGATAGTGCGACCACAAGATAAAATCGGCAGAGAATTGGCGCAGAAACACATTCGGCAAGTTGAAATTCGGCTTGTCGATGGGCGAACCATCTCTGCCGACCAGCGGAAGAAAATCTATGCCATCATTCGTGATATTTGCGAGTGGAACGGTGATGAGCCTGAGTGGATGAAGGAGTATCTGAAATTTACGTTCTGCGGCGAGAAATGCCTCGAGTATTTTTCGCTGTCTGATTGTGAAAAGACGGTAGCAACTGAATTCATTTCGTACCTCATCGATTTCTGCTTTTACCACGACATCTGTACGAGGGACACGCTGCTTAATCTGACGGACGATGTCAACAAGTATTTGTATAGTTGCTTGGAAAACAGAAAGTGCGCTGTTTGTAATAAGCGCGGTGAGGTGCACCATGTTGACCGTGTTGGTATGGGCTTTGACAGAGAGCAGATAGTTCACGTTGGTTTGCGCGCTGTTTGCCTCTGCCGGGCGCACCATATTAAGGCTCACGAAAACGAAAATAAGTTATTTAAGGACAATCACATCTTTGGTATAAGGCTTGATGAATACCTATGTCAAGTACTGCGCCTTAACACGAAAGGGAAAAACGATGCCGAGACCACGAAAAGTGGGGTTGAGTTATTTTCCGGAGGACGTAAACCGTAGAAACGATTTCAAAATAATGGATTTGCTTAATGAATACGGTCCATTGGGGTACACGATTTACGATTTCTGTTTGCAATATATCTATGAACATGGATATTATATCGAAGTTCCGAAACATCAGCTTGTTTTAATGCTGATAAAAGATATCGGAGCAAAGTGGATTAAGAACAAAGACCTTGTGTGGCAAATCATTGATTACTGTGCGGAAATAGGGCTTTTTGATAATGCTCTCCTGCAGCAGAATATAATGACCTCTGCCGGAGTTCAGCGACGCTACGATTTGGCGACTGTTAGGAACAAGGTTGATAAGACAAAGCATTGGCTACTTGATGATTTTCAAAAAGAAAACAGCGAGGTAGTCGGTATTTCTGTACCCAAAACCCCCGAAACTGCAACAGAAACCCCCGAAACTGCAACAGAAACCCCCGAAACTGCAACAGAAACCCCTTTAAAAGAAAATAAAAGTAAAGTAAATAAAAATAATAGTATTATTGCACCGAGCTCTGCTAAAGCAGAGCACGATGCCGCTGATGTTTTTATTAAACTACCTTTGAACGACAAATCGTTTTACTCAGTTCCAAAATCAGCTGTTGAGCATTATAAGGAACTTTACCCAGCCGTAGACGTTGAACAAGAACTTCGTTCTATGCTCGGTTGGCTGGAAGCCAATGTTCGCAACAGAAAAACAAGGAACGGAATTAAAGGCTTTATAACTCGGTGGTTAAACAAAGCACAGAATCAGGGAGGTGTAGGCTATGGATCCAATCGGGGAAATAATAAACAGACTGCTTCCGCCGGACAGAGCAGAACAGATTTTAAAACAGGCGAGACAATCCTCTAATCTTTCTCCTAAAGAAAAAGCGGATAGAAATGTTCAGGCGTCTAATGACCTTGAGGGGAACTTAACCGGCTATGATTGCCGAAAATGTAAAAATAAGGGCTACATTTATAAAGTTAAAGAATGTACAGATTTCAATGGACAAACGTTTTACTCCGAAGTCGCTTCCAAGTGCGAATGTATGAGAGTTCGTGAAGAACTGAGACGTATTTATAACAGCGGGTTGAGTAAGCTGTTGAAGAAGAACACATTTCGTACATATGAAGCAAAGGATGAATGGCAAAAACGCGCGCTAAAAGAAGCGTGCGATTACGCTAAAAATCCAGAAGGATGGTTTTTCTACGGTGGGCAACCAGGTTGTGGTAAGACTCACATTTGCACAGCGATTGTTGGTTATCTGCTTAAGCAGGGGAAAGCTGCCAAATATATGCTCTGGCAAGATGACATAACCAAAATCAAACAGATGGTTAATGATTCCGAAGCTTATGATGCTCTGATTAATTCATACAAGACAGCGGAAATTCTATACATAGACGATTTCTTCAAGACGCGTCGCGGAGATTATGTTTCTACGGCCGATGTCAACGCGACCTTCAAAATCATCAACTATCGATATAACGAGGAGCTTCCGACTATCATTAGTTCTGAGTTGTCAATAATGGAGATTGCTCAGATTGATGAGGCGCTTGGCTCACGAATAGCCGAAATGTCGTATCATAAAATCTATGTAGAACGCGACGTCTTGAAAAATTACCGGTTCAAAGATAAAAAGAGGTAGTTATGAAATTAAAAAGCAAGGGCGGTTGGTTTGATGAGGTTTGGAATCCGATAACCGGGACACCGCGCTCAGAGATAAGACCTCAAATAAAGACTCACTGTCAGCGTTTTTGTGGTGATATTCGATTTAACAAAAGCCATACCGATTTTTATGATGAGATTAAATGTGGTCATTTTGTTTTAAAAAAGCCAATTCCGTCAAAAAACTCTGAAAAGAACTTCTTAATTGCTCCGTTTGGAACATCACCAACCTTTCATGAGTATCGACTTGAAACACCTAAAGTTAAATATCGGACAGGGCGAAATTTTTACGTAAATTGTTTTGCTGATACTTTCGATATGCCGAGAAACTGGATAGATGAAGTCTTTTTGAGGATAAAAAACAACTCACGACATAATTTTATATTGATTTCCGATAATAGGCGAATGATAGAAGAATATGTCGAAATTAGGCCGTATATGATGTGTGACAATTTATGGATCGGCTTTCGGGTAACAGAAAGGACGGCGAAACAGTTGAGCAGACTTCAAATAAAAGCAGAAAAGAGTCATTTCTTTATCGATATTGATGAAGTTACCATTGAAACAGTAGCTATGCTTGAAAACTTTGTTAATACGCCGGGATCAGCGGTACGTCAAATAGAGTGGATGCTCGTTGGTGTTAATGAGAATACGAGTAAAAACCTTCTCATTAAGATTTCAAAAATTGCTGATAACTTAGCCATTCCTGTTTTCTTCGACACAGAAGGGGCAGATTTGTCCCGTGATTTGCCGGAAGAGTTTAATAGGCATAAATTATCGGATAAGAAAAAAGCCTTGATGTGGGCGAAATGTGGGCGTTGTGGAACGGAGTTCCCGAAAAGTATGATGTACCGAATTGGCTGGACAAAAGGAAGAAACTGTAGTTCGTCTATTCTTGGTTTCTTGTGCGAGGGATGTTTTGAAGAATACAAGAAAAATTTTCCATCCATCTGAGGCGCAGGAACAGGCTGCGTTGTTTGATTGGGCTGCTCAATGCGTCAAGTACCAGATTCATCCTAAATTGAAAATGATGTATGCAGTACCAAACGGTGGCCGGCGCGACAACATAGAAGCTGCACATCTTAAGCAGCAGGGCGTAAAAGCCGGCGTTCCGGATATTTGTTTGGCTGTTCCGTGCGGAAAGTATCATGGTCTGTACATTGAAATGAAGGTGGGAGATAATAAGCCGACAGAAAAACAAAATGAATGGTTGGCAAATCTTAGTTATTATGGATATGCCGTTAAAGTCTGTTATAGTTACTCAGCGGCAAAAATAGCCATTGAAAAGTATTTATCTTTGGAGGCGGTCAAATGAAGCGCGTAAAATGTGATATTTGCACTCGTGAGTTTCACAGTGGCATTATCCGAAAATGTCCGCATCCAAAAGCAAGCATAAAAGGAATTAAACACGTTTGCAGCTATTGTTGCAACAAAAAATGTAAATACTCAAAAAAGATATTTATGGATTTTAGTTGCGGTTATATCTGCACTTATGATAATGGGAATACAAGAGATGAGAAAAAAATGGACACAATCCGAAGATGATTATATTCGCAAAAATATCAGTACCACAACTCAAGCTGAGATGGCTGAGAAATTAGGTAGAACAGTGCACGCTGTTAGAAATCGTATCTCAATTTTAAACCTATCAAACGGCAGATGGACTAATGAAGATATTGAATACCTTAAAGAAAGTTGGGGTAATAAGAGCGTTTCTGCTATTGCATCCCGTCTTAATAGAACTGAAGACGCTGTCATAGTAAAGGTTTTTAAATTGAAATTGGGAGGTTTTTTACAGAACGGCGATAATTATATAACAAAATATTTTTTATGCCAAGCCTTGGGATACGGAGGCGGAGCGTCTGGCTATATGTCAATTTCCTTTATTGAAAATCGTGGTTTGCCTACTCATAAAATCCGATGTAGAACATCGACGTTTGATGTTGTATATATTGATGAATTCTGGAAATGGGCAGAGAAAAACAAGTCGTTTTTGAATTTTTCAAAATTTGAAAAGTATGCTCTCGGTCCGGAGCCGAAATGGGTATCCGCAAAAAGAGCACACGATATAAAAATGAATTTACGCTATAAAAAAACGCCGTGGACTCATCTGGAAGACAGTCGGCTCAAAAAGTATCTTAGTGAAAACAAATATACTTTTCGACAGCTGTCTGATATGTTGCATAGAACTGAAGGTGCAATTCAGCGCAGAATTAATGATTTAAATATAAAACTACATCCCGTCAAAGCCGACAACCATATAAAATGGACAGATGATGATTGGAATACATTAACGGTAATGATTAAGCAAGGAGATAGTTACGAAGTTATGTCGGATGCCCTCGGCCGTTCGGCAAAAGCAATCAGAGGTCGTGTGTTCGACACCTATCTTACCGAGAACCTTGATAAAGTCAGGGCATATATCGGAAAGGGCAAGTGGGGACACGGAAAGCCGGACAGGCCTTTGCGTTATAGAAAACAAATGTCTAAGGCTGAAAGACAAAAAGCTAACGAGCTTTTGTCATCATTGGCAGGTAATATTCTGGCGTATGCTAAAGTAAGAAGCGGTGTCGAGGAGAAATTCAGAGATTTCTGGCAAAAAGATGTCTGTATGAATTGGGATGATGTCAAAGGATGTACGGCGGGTGAGCGGGATTGCGATAGTTGTATTTCGTTTAGAAGAATTCCGGTTCAATATTGCAAACGGTGTGGTAAAGACTTTTTTGAGAGAAAAAGTAATTACTTTTGTAATGACTGTCGCCGTGCTCGAATGAAGTCAGCTCAGCGGAAATACGCTTATCTAAAAAGCAAAAATAGATAGTTAATTATCATAAAAGGAGTTTAAACAAAATGAAAGCGAGAATCCCATTAAGTAGTCGCCAAAGAAAAGCGGCAAGGAAAGAAATCGACAGAATTTGGGAAGAAATGGAGGAAGAAAAGTATGCAGACTTAACGCGGCGTATTCTTAAAACGTTCATCTATGTGATGTACGGTGAATTCGGTTGGGGTCCTGTGCGACTGACTCGTTTAGTTAAAGCATTCACCAAACGTATGGAAGAATCCGATACCGATGAGGTTTATTGGGAACACACGGACCAAGTAGTAATAGATCGTCTTGGACTTAACTTCAAGAGAGACTATACCAATAATGGTAAAGTTGTGAGTTATGATGATTAATTTATGATTTATTGGAGGTGATGAAAAGTGGATGATTTTTACGCACGGGCGGTTTGTCAAGCAGCCGTTAATACTTTTGGAAAGGAATCTCAGAAGTTGATAGCTATTGAGGAGATGTCCGAACTCACAAAAGCACTTTGTAAAGACACTCGGTATCCCGGTACTACTGATGTTTTAGATAATGTAGCTGAAGAAATCGCCGATGTGCGTATTATGCTTGATCAGCTTGAGTATCTTTTTAATTGCGCTGATAAAGTTTCTACATATAGGCGTAAGAAAATACAACGCTTGGCCGCAAACATCAACAAGATTGTACAATAAAAGTTAGAAACTCAGGTGGAGATATTCTGCCTGAGATATTCTGCTTTAAAAGAGAAAGGAAGCTAAAATGAGATTTAGAAGAAAAATTTTAAGAAACACCGCTAAAGCCGTCCTCAAAGAACATGGTTTCGCGCGTCCAAACAAATTGGCATATCATAAGGAGCATGGCGTTGAGGTTGAAGCTATTGCAGCTGAACGTCTGCTTGATTATCAATTTAGCGGAAACCGTAAGAAATTAAAGAAAACAAAGAGGGCATTAAAATCGAAGAGGCGTAGGAAGGTATGATTTCAGCGTACGTGCTGCGACACAGAGAAAGTCGCGAGTTGTATAAAGAGGTATATGTAGATGTTTCTATGATGAGAACTCCGGTTTTCAATTCTTTTGATGAAGGAGAGTGTTTTCGTAAATCACTTTCTGATGGAGGGTATTATGAAACGATTAAGCTGAGGATAACCGAAAGGAGATATAATGAATTACAAGGAACTCATTGAGGAGACGGTTAAAATTGCTTCTGAAATTGCTACTGAGACCGCACTCAAAACTATAGAAAAACAGCAGCAGGCTGATGCCAAAGCTATCAAAGACCGTCGAATTCATAATACCAAACTATTGTTGAGAAAATACAGGCTGTTCAACGAGCATATAGGTAGTTCGACATTCAAAGAGTCGCAAATCAACCTTGCTATGGCTATAGATTTCTCGCAAGAAATGTATGATCCTGGAAACCGCGCTGATCAGGTTGTAAATGGTATTCTTAACAGCACTAAAAAAACAAAAATAATCCTTTCCCATATCAACAGTATGCTCCGTATCTACGACATCTACTGCAACGAACACGATTCCGAGCAGATGAAGCGCCGATACGATACGTTGTATGGAAAATACATAGCCGATGAGCGTGTATCATATGAAGATATGGCCGAAAAATGGAATGTTGATGTCAGAACAATCCGCCGGGATGTTCATGCAGCGGAAAATGATTTTTCAGTTTTACTTTTTGGCGTTGATTGGTTGCACAGATATGATGAATTTATGCGATAATGTCCAAAACGTGTCCTTGACATGTCCTTTTAAATAAATTATAATGGTACTGTAAAATTCTATGGTCACTTCTTGAAAGCCCCGTTCTCGCCCGAACGGGGCTTTTTCTATGCCAAAAAAAGGAGGAAATGTGATATTGTAATGCTGCTCCTTCCTGTATCGCAGCATTATGGAAAACAACACATTCATTTATGTTGATATCAACGAGCTGATTCCTTACGCTAACAATGCACGAACCCATAGCGAGGAGCAAATTCAGCTAATCAGGTCGAGCCTTCGCGAATTCGGCTTCATCAATCCCGTAATAATCGATAACGAAAATGGGATTATTGCCGGACACGGGCGCGTTATAGCAGCGCGGAAAGAGGGAATCACAAAAATCCCCTGTGTAAAGGTTGACCATCTTACTGAAGCGCAAAAGAAAGCGTACATCTTGGCCGATAATCGTTTGGCTGAATTGTCAGAGTGGGACGAAGAGATGCTCAGAATTGAAATTGAGCAACTTAGCAACCTCGATTTTGATGTTGATTTGTTGGGATTTGACCTAACAGAGTATTTTAACGAGGATATTGACGAAACTGCTCTGGCTGATGAAGACGAGTTTGAAGGAGAACTTCCTGACAAACCAAAGTCTCAACTGGGAGATATTTATCAACTCGGTGAACACCGTCTAATGTGCGGTGATAGCACCAATGCAGAAAATGTACACGCTTTGATGGGTGGCGTTCTCGCGGATTTGTTAATAACAGATCCTCCGTATAATGTCGATTATCACGGTGGTACATCAGAGCGATTGACAATAAAAAACGACAAGCAGGAAGATACTCAATTCCGAGCCTTCCTGTCAGATGCATTCAGCTGCGCCGATATGGTTATGAAACCAGGCGCAGTTTTTTATATATGGCACGCCGATTCCGAAGGTTTTAACTTCCGGGCGGCTTGCCGCGAGTGTGGATGGACAGTCAGGCAATGTCTGATATGGAAAAAATCCTCACTTGTAATGGGACGCCAAGATTACCAATGGCAGCACGAGCCTTGTCTTTACGGTTGGAAGGACGGCGCGGGACACCTTTGGGCGTCTGACCGTAAACAAACAACAATACTTGAGTTTGATAAGCCGAAAAAGAACGATATTCATCCTACTATGAAGCCTGTCAAACTTTTCGATTATCAAATTCGTAATAACACAAAGGAAAAGGACGTAGTTCTGGACCTGTTTGGAGGCAGTGGCACATCAATAGTAGCGTGCGAGCAGAACGGGAGAATCTGTTATACGATGGAGTTGGATCCACGCTATGTCGATGTGATTATTGACCGATGGGAAAAACTCACCGGAGAAAAGGCGGTTCTCCTTAACCGAGAGAGTGAGGTAGCTGATGAAGCATAACCTTACGCTCGGAAGTTTATTTGACGGCTCTGGTGGATTTCCGCTTGGCGGAATGCTTGCCGGAATAATTCCTGTTTGGGCTTCTGAAATAGAGCCTTTTCCAATTCGAGTTACAACTAAAAGAATACCAAATATGAAGCACCTCGGGGATATCTCACGTATTCGAGGGGATACCATTGAACCTGTTTCTATCATTACATTCGGATCACCGTGCACTGATATGAGTGTTGCGGGAAAAAGAGCGGGATTAGACGGAAGTCAATCTGTGCTTTTTTACGAGGCGATTAGAATAATTAAGGAAATGAGGTTAGCTACAAATGGTAAATACCCGCGATACTGTATCTGGGAAAACGTCCCCGGCGCATTCAGTTCAAACAAAGGAAAAGATTTCAAAGCCGTCCTTGAGGCGGTCATCAGCGTTGTCGCGCCGGGAACCTCGGTGCCTATACCTGAAAATGGGAAATGGGCATACGCTGACGTCTATATGGGAGACGAATGGAGCGTTGCGTACAGAACTCTCGACGCTCAATATTGGGGAGTGCCCCAACGAAGAAAACGAATCTTTCTTGTCGCAGATTTTAATAGCACAAGTGCCTGGAAAGTATTATTTAAGTCCGAGGGCTTGTCTGGGTATTCTGCGGAGAGCTTCCGTGCGTGGCAAAGAGCTACCGGAAATACTGAGAAAGGCGTTACAGCGGCAAGCCTATGTTTGAATGACCAGGGTGGAAGTGTGATGAGTGTTACAGAACATAGAACAGCTACACTCAGAGCAATGGCAAATCACCCTCCTTGTGTAATGGATAATTACGCGGGAGCGTTTCACATAAATCAACGCAATGAAGGAATTGACCTAAAGAATGTGTCTGGAGCATTGATGGCTAATACGAGCGACCAAATGCAAACCTTCATAGCTGAAAAACACGCTGCCGGGTTTTGTACAGAACATTCTGCAAATGCTCGTTCTATCGGGTATGAAGAAGAAAAGTCACCGACACTAAG